GGCATTGCGTAAGACTGTTGCGGAACCGGAGAAAACTCTGAACGCATAGATGAAAATCCTTATAAAAATTACAAGCCGCTTGCAAAATTGTTGGGGTAAAGCGTCGAAACAAAGCCAGAAGGCGGTTCGAGAGAAATATACGCATCCACAGCCCCAGCCGAAAAGGTGCTGGTATCCACCAGGTAATACGCCCGATAGAAACGCCCCATCACTTCGCCCGCAGCCATCAGCTTAGGTGCAATCGGCAAAATCAACTGCGCGCCTTTGACAAGCTGAGCAGCAGTGAAAGCAGCACTGGCAACCAGCGTGGTATAAGTGCCTTCGTTATTGTTGCTAATGCTAATCGGAGGCGCGGACTGCACTTCGAACGTCAAGTGCGGGGTACTGGATGCCAGAACAAACGCCGTGGTTACAACGAACCATGCGTAGATGGTACGCCCAACCGCAATATCCGCGCCGAATACATACGTCGATCCGCCACCAACAATCTGATTGGGGGCATTGCCAACACCCGCACCAGTAACATCGTAAACAACCGTGGATGCCACAGAGGTCGAATTGACCGTCTGCGCATTCGAGAGTTGAAGTGTTGCATCAGTAAAAGCCATTTTCGTTACTCCTTACTAGAGATAATCTATTGTTATACCACGCGGGATTCAGTTGCGATAAGCGCATCATTCACACGAATGGGGACCTCGCGGAATGACATCACGGCCTGACCAGCAAAGTCATTCATCGAAATCAGCACGTTCTTATCGCGGATTGCCTGAACATCCAGCGCGGTGCGAACGATACGATTGCAGTATATCGCGGGCAGAATGCCGGGCGACGGATCAGTCGGGTTATCATTTTCCGTAATGCCCGACCCACGCATCGTAAACGTCGGGAATTTATTAACTGCTTCGGAAAGCAGCACGTATAAATCAGGCGGAGCAGTACCAGCAAGCCCGGCAGTCGTGGTATCAATGTTGGCGATACGCACATTGTACTCCCAGTTCTTCGGGCACAGGCCCAGTTTCCAGCAGAAATACGAAGTATAACCTTCATAGCGATAGCCATTGGTATCGTACAGAGGCGTTACATCACCTTTGTTTTCATAGAGCATCCCGGCGGTCGAACCTTTCGGGAACACCATGAAATTAGTCTCATCACCCCAACCCGTCATCAGGATAGAGCAATTCGAACTACCAGTGCCGCCCGCATCAATCACGTTTACAGCCGACTGCGCATTGGCAGTGGAAACGGTATTGTAATAGGGGAAAAACCCAGTGAAAGAGTTAGGCGTGGTAGCTTCATTCGCGTAGAAAATGTCGCTGGCGACTTTCTGGCCGAAACCCATAATGTGCGCGTTATCCTGTGAAAGACGGAAACGGTCCACATTACCATTGAGCGTAGCTTCAGACTTATCCACCATGCTGTAATCGACCAACTCACCAATCGCCACGTCAAACTGCGCCTGAAGCGGCTTGGTCGAGGGCGTACCCTGGTTGTTCTGGCGATATGAAGGCTGCGGCAGGCCAACGCGAATCGACGTGCGGTGGCCGAGCGGAAGATTACCTTCCTGCCAGATGATGTCCTTGATGACCGTATTGGTCTGCGCCAAAAGCTCAGCAATATCAGCAATATTGCCATCCGGGTCTGTGCTCTTCGCCCAATCTATTAAGTTCGGGTAAGCATTGTTGGCTGCAAATGACATACTTATTTACTCCTTGGTTAAAAAATATCTCTATTTATTTCCGTAACGCTTCTGCATCTGACTTTTCGGCACAGCTTTCGCTATAGTAGGAGCCGCAAGTTGCTTCGGCTCTGGTTTAGCAATCATCATGTTAGAAAGCATGCGAATCATCGCCGGATGATTGCCAACACCTGTCGAGGACATCAAATCGCGGAATTCCTGCTGCTGTTCCGCAGTCCCGCCATAAATACCGATAGCATCAACAGCCGACCGAATGACCGTGTCGGTGCGATTAGCGAACTCAGGGCTTTTCAGGAAAGACTCTTTCCATGCTTCCCGTTCTCTCTTCCCATCGTCGATCAGTTTCTCCAGCAGTTTGCTCTGCGCTTCCTCAACGCCCTTAATATGGCGGTCAATGAGGGACTGCCCGAACACCTGTACTTCATCATGCGATGCCTTAGTTTTGGTTTCAAACTCAGCAAGCGCATTGGTGAATTCACCGATTTTATCTTTATCAATCGTGACGCCTTCGGGGAGTTTGAAATCCTCAAATACAGGAGCGGCAGGTGCTTCGGTGACTTCTGCCGGTTTAGCTTCGCCCTCGGCGGGTTTCGCCTCTGCGGGATTGGTTTCAGCCTTAACCTCAGCGGCCTTTGGTTTTTCAGTAAGGAGAGTGGTTTCAACAGGGACCGGAGCAATTTCGGCAACCGGAGCCGCATCAGCGGCGGCAACCGCAACAGGCTGGGCTTCGGCTACAGGGACGACAGGAGAAACAACAGGAGCGACGGCTTCTGCCGCGGGGGCAGAGGCGATAGGCGCAGGAGCGATAATTTCTTCAGCCATTTGCCATCCAAATGAGTTATTCGATACTGAGTGTACCGCATAACATACTGAATATCAATGACTATTTTGGGTATTTGACTCAAACACAGGACAATGCTAATGTGTTTAATGCAATAGCGGAGGACAAACATGCTTGAAAAAGAATTACTAAGCATCGAAGAATTTATGGCTATTTATTCGATGAAGCGTAACTCTACATATGGACAGATTAAGCAAGGCAAATTATTAATACGAAAAGTAGGCAGCCGGACGTATATCCGTAAGATAGATGCTCATGCGTGGATGAATGCTCTGGACGGGCAGTTACAGCCATGATTAACGCCACCTACACTGACATAACTGGCAGAAAATGGTCGTATCTCCAAATTATAGGCCCTCATAATAATACGCACCTTATTAAGGATATACTAACGCAAGAAGATAGAATCCGATTTGATACAGACTATGAAAAAAACCAAGGTGAAAGATGTCCTGAATGTGGGAAGAGATGATCCTACTCCTGCTCCCTGGCCTCTTTCAGCATTCTAAGATACTCGGCGGGCGCGCAGGACTGCACATCCGCCAGCAGCTTATTCCCGATATTTCGTTGGCCTTCGGCAAACCAGCTTTTTAACGCCAATCCGATACCGTCGCCTTCCATATTGGGACTGGCGCTTATGCTATAGACCCCGCACATTTCCAGTGTTTCGTAAACCCATTTGCGGCCATGAACGGTGGAGAGAATCCCCTTGATAACATTGTGCCTCCCGATCTCAGCCCTCTTAGCCTTATCTTTGGCGCTCTTTACAAGCTCTGGGTCATCGGTAGAAGCCATATCAATGCTTCGTTTCAGCGCTGTCAGACGCTACGTGATTAGCCATAATCAACGTTTCCAGCCGTGTCTGTGGCTTCATGGAAAACAGTTTTCTCGAATTCATCAGAAGTCCTTCCATGTTTTTCGCAACTTTATCCCACCCATGGTTTTTCTCAATCTTCGCCAGCCTTCTCGCAGCGTCCATAAACTTTTTGGCACCGTGGATGAACAACTCTATGGCCTGTTTCTCGTCAATTTCGCTCACATCGCTACCTGAATTTTCTTCTCAATTTTCTCTACCCTCGGTTTAGTCAAAGGGTTGACGCACTGTTTCACCGTAGCATCCTGCACTTCTTCCAGAATCTTACGGATAAAATGCCAACGCATATCCTGGTGTTGGTGGATAATGACGCTGGCCGCGCCGGTCATCTGGTTGAGGCCATCCAGGAGGTCGTTCAGTAATTGCGGTACAGTTTTTTCAATCATTTTTCCACCTCGTCCACGCGTTTTAGCCTATTAGGGTAAAGGGCGTTTTGCAATATTTTATTGCGTTCCGTATTACCCTCGGCCTTAGCTAAACCCGCAAGCAGACCCTTACGCCCCCCGGTCAACGCTCTGGTGTTGCTACGAACGACCTGGAAGGGCTTGCGGAGCTTCATCCTGCGGCTGCCCCGCCTGACAATAGCTCCGACAGGGCGTTTTTGCCCCCACCTACCTGCGTCTGGCTTAAAACCTGCGCACCCTGCGCACCGGTTTTGACGGTATTCGCCGCCTGCTCCGCTATTTGCGACTGATGCGCCTGCTGCTGCATCTGCCTGGCTTGTTGCAGCATCTGCGTGGCTGCTTCCGTGCTGCGAATGACTTTCTGTGGGTTGCCCAACAGCTCGTTCATCTCATCGACCATCGCATTCATATCCAGCTTGTAATACACATCGGGGTTTGCCCCACCAAGGGACCCGATGAAAGCAGCCAGGCGCTCAAGCCCTCCTGTGCTCGCGGCTTTCTGCGCCACGGCGAGCAACGATACGAAATTCACATCCAGGGGCACACCCTTCATGGAATCCGGCATCGGCGGGAACATGCCCCGGCGATCCATCACGCGAAACAAATATTTCAATTTCGGTTTCAGCGACTCACCCAGCATATTGTCGATCACCGGTCCCACTAATTGCAACTTCTCCTGCGCCCGTTGCGCGGTCTCATACGCCGTCATTCGCCCTTGCGGGATTTCGGCGAACATATTGAACAGATCGTTATATAATCCCGTCCGTATCCGTGCCTGAATCTCTTTTATGTCCTGCGTGATACCGTTCACGTCCGGATTCACGTCATAAATCGAGCGGATGCCGCCTTTAGCCCCCAGATTCTGCACATAAGTAATATCCCCAGGGATAGACGAGGAGGGTTGATTTTTCATCTGCGCATCGGCTTGAAGTGGTGGATTAGCTTGCTTCTCCAACCCCATACCTTTAATTTTCGTTTCCGCTTGCAACTGCAGCACGTCAGGCAACACATCCATGCCCGGTGAACGCCCGTAGGCGTCATTGCTCTGTGTCGCCCAGCGTGAGGCAGTAAACGGCTGATCGATGAACCCGCGCATTGATAGCGGCTTTTCATTTGCAGCACCGTAAATCCAGTACACTTCGCGCCAGGTATAGTTACCCGGTATCTTCCCGGCGTTATCTTTCCCGATACCAAAATTCGGCTCGATGCTGTGCGCGATAATCTTCTCGACTTGCAGCGATGATCCTTTAGCCTGCCACAGTTTCTGCACCTCCAACGGGCAGGCTTCCAGGCCGAAGAAATCGACAATCTGATTAATCGTCATCAGGAACCGGCGGTACAACCCGTCCACTCGCAATGTGGCACTCGATGCGAATAGATACTCACCGACACAAGGGTTATAGAAACGAATCAAATCCTGAACATCTTCGTACATGATGGTCGGCGCCGAACCGAATACCACCAAGTCTTCGCATTCCTGTGCGAAGGAATTATAAAAATTGCTGCCCGCCAGCACCTTATACATGCGGTTTTCAACTTCATCCATCCATTCCTTGCCCGCCGCATCAGGCTCAAAATTACGCACCATCGTCGATACTTTGAACCATGGGCGGCTGGGCGACGCCAGCCCCGACATCAGACCGGCGGCGCATACGCGCACAGCGAATGTCGCGGTCGGATCGACAATGGATTGGTTGATTTCCCGCCCGCGCTGCATGGAGTTTGGTGTCGGGACGCCGCCTACCGATTGCGTCAGCCAGATGGAGCGCCGGGGCAGGATGTACTGGGACAAGTCAGTGAAATTCTGATACCACCAGCTCACGAACCATGCGAATAAAGAATTTAGCCGTGTCTCTAAGTGCGCCCGAAGCTGCACCCATTCCTTGTCTTCTTTTTTAGGCGTTTTCTCATTCGCCATCGTTGGTTGGCGAGATAGAAGCACCGGGCTGGACAGCTCATATTCGGCCTTCGAAAAATCCGAACTCCCGGTAATCACTTATTACCGCCGAGCAAAGAGGCCGTCGCTGTACTGGGCGGCGGGGAAAGCGCGGCATTGCTGCCATCGGGATTCGCACCGGTAGCCATCGCAGCCGCTGCGGCCCGTGACCGCGCCGAGGCCGCAGTACCGACCGCGCCGGCATTGGCGAACGTCGCAGGAGCCGCTTGCGGTGGAGGCGCCGGAGGGGCTTGAATGGACGGGGTGGACATCAAAAAACCCACACGGTTCTCCTATCTTAGTTTACCGCAGGATAAACCAGAAAGTAAGAATTATCAATCCTTTTTACTTCTTATAGCGTTTCTCGATTATGCGTTCGTTCTTCGTTTTCTTTTTCGTAATGCCAGCCTTATCATCGGCCTTAGCGAAATCTTTGCCCACAGATTGAGGGACACCCGCTTTCTTTGAAAATTCAGGCGAATGGGCAATCGCCTCCATGAAGTTATGCTGCTTATCGCTCGATGAGGGCATAATCAATTCACTTTCTTATTAAGTTCCAACCGAATAGTAGCACTGGACAAATCCGGCTCCAATACTAAGAATCGTTCCATCGACATGCCATGCCCCATCGCATCATGATTGGAACCGCCAGCAACCGAAAAAGCGTTTCCGTCATTCCATTTCAGCATCACTTCCACGTCCTTATGCTGCGGATCCTGGCCGATATACGCCCGCAGATGATTGAACAGCTCGGACACTTTCACTGCGGAAACCCCGAACCCGGCCCGACATACATTGATCCGTACATGGTATTGACCACCATCGGCTGCGCATCCTGCGACGGTGACTGATACGCCGGCGGCGTGGCGGCCGTCGAATTCATACGATCCTGCATGTTCTGCATATCAACGGCTTGCGATATGCGCGCATTTTCCATTTCAGCGCGCGCCTCGCTTGCCTGATAGCTACTGTAGTCCTGCGCATAGGCAACAGACGATGTTGCTGTAAATGCCAGTAATGTGATAGTCCTGATGATAGCCATGTTATTACTCCTGTAGTTGCATGGTTAGGGACGGTTCGCAGGCGCTATGAACGCCTCACCGTCCCGCATATTATCACATCCCCCCCACATGGTCTATCGAAAATGGGTTATATTGCCCGCGATGCCCGCTCTTCACCGCGCCTTCAAACCGATCGCGATGGTCCGAAGGCATCACCGGGTACGCGAAAGTCAGCGCCAAACCATCCGCGGCATCGGGACTCGCCAACCCCCGTTTCTTCATATCCGCCTTCTTCTCCAGCATAATCGTGTCGCGTCCGTCCCTGAAAATATAGCCGAACTGAACACCGGTCAATTCCTGCGCCAGATCCGGGTCGTCGGGTATTGACCCCCCGCGCAACCAATCACGCATATTACCCCACATCTCCGCCCGCTTATTCGCATAATGCACCGAACCTTCCCCACTTTCCACCGACCGGTCCGCCGCGCCGCCGAATTGCACTTCGAATACCGGCTGCCGCAGCATCCTCAGCCTGTCCACTACGCCCCCGCCAACCCCACCGCCATCGATGAATATCGCATCGGGATGGAACCATTTCGCCGCATCGACGATATGCGCCGCCAGCGTCATCGTATCAACCCCGCGCAGCTTTATCCATTTGTTGCTCTGCGCATCGCGCCCCTGACGGAAACAGATCACCGAAGAATCATCCCCGAAGCGCGCCACATCCACGCCCATCACCCGCGCATCCCATAACTTCGCCTCCGGCATCCGCTTCCTCGCCGCCTCGACATCCTCACTGCTGATAAACTGCAAATTACCCGAACGCGGGAATTCACCGCGCACACGGACACGCACGAAATCGCTGTCTTCGCCGTAATCGTCAACCCATGTCTGGATCTGCGCCTTATTCGTGCCTTCTACCGTCCGCGAATCGATCTGCCGCGTCACCCAGCGGTGCTTGAATTTCCCGAAACACTCGCGGAATCTTCCGGTGTTCATCGTCGGGTTCCCGAACGCCAGCCACAGAATTTCAGTATTAGCGTCCGTCATGGCGCCTTCAGCCACTTCCCATACTTTATCGGAGATGGATGATGCCTCATCGAATATCAACACCAACCGCTTCCCCGCATTGTGTAATCCGGCGAACGCTTCGGTGTTATTCTCCGACCATGGGATCGCGTCGGCGCGCCATGTGGCCGTCCGCTGCGACTCCGTGCTCATCACCGCCGTCGCGGTCGATTCAAACCAATGCGTGTTTATCGAACCGCGCACCCATTTTATCACTTCCGGCCACGTCTTGGTACGGAGCTGGTTTTCCGTGTTGGCGGTCACTACGATCTTCGTATCAACCATGGTGGACAACGCCCAATCGATCAGCATGGAAACGAGACAGCTCTTGCCGATCCCATGACCGCTGGCCACAGCAATCTGCAACGGCGTGAAGCGCGTCTGCGGGTTCCGTAAATGCGTGGATATGACTTTCGCGATATCGTCCTGCCACGGTCTCAAGCCATCACTGCCGGCCAAATCCCCTTTACCCCACGGATACGCTATTTTGCAGAATAGCGACGGATCGTGCTTAACCAGCGTCATCGCTTCAACCAGGTTCTTCTCAGGCGTGTTCTTAGGATTATTGATTATTTTAATCAGATCGTGCGCTGACGGAGCGGCGGGGGATTGGGGCGGCTCTGCGCCAATGGGGTCTTCAAGATCGGGCATAGGCGAAAATTTTATATTTTTTTTATAAAAGAATCAAGGGCTTTGGATTTACTGAAATTTTTATAATTTTGAGATTTTGAGATTTTGAGATTTTGAGATTTATAATTTTGAGATTTTGCATCGTGGATAACACCCCACTATGTAACTATAGGATGGGACCCAACGGCGAAAATGGGGCGTGCCACCCCGCCGGCGCAATTTAAGGAAAATGCAACCTAGGATAGAATCACGGTCTATCAATGGCTTACGCCTTAATTATCGTATAACGTTTATTATGGAAAATATTAAAGACGCTACGTCAGTACGTTAGCTTTTCCGAAAACCTCAGAAACTACATGTGGTGTAATGCTCAATCGCATAGGTTGAAAGTCTTTCCATCGTAAAAACCGCTTCGCCGCACAATCCGAAAAGCCATTATCCACTATATAACGTCCTCTATTTCCAGAGGGCAAGGCGTGTGCTCAATCAGATTCTGCGGTGTTATATCCTTCATTAGCCGCTGTTGCGCTTCTATGAGGCGCATTGAGAGCGGTGCGCCGTCTTTTCCAGTGACTTCCAGGTGTTGCTTATCTCCATATTTATTGGACTGCAATTTCCCGGCATACCATTTGCGCGAATCCACCATTATGCGCTTGTGCGCGTCCGGAATCGTTAAATCATCGCTAATGTCTAGTATTTCTTCAGCCAAGTAGTCCGTTTGCGACAATCTCGCGCGTGCGTAATCTTCAGCAAACCTTGGATTTTCATGCATCCAATCCGCAACGGTCGTATAGGTTAGTTTGTTTTCTTTGCACCAGGATATTAAACTTTTTCCGCTCCCTATCGCGGCGCAAGCGCTTTTCTCTAATTCCGGAGTTCGCCTGGTAGGCCTGCCGCCAGCCATAAAATCCTAATCCACAAAATAATTGAATCTCTTACTTATACAGTAGTTTAATTCAATACGCGTCATTAGTCAACTGCCGAGTACTAATCCCATTACATACGGTTTAAACCTATTCTCAGGCGATTCTAGCAGGGTTGAACGCCTTTAATGCTACATTGTGGCAATTGAGCACCATAACGCACCAGCGCCCCCTATTTCGCCATATCGCTTAAGCCATATCTCTATATTGTACTCTCTACATTATAGCGTTAGCATTGGAAACTATCCTAGCGTAAGATACGTATGCTAATGCAGCGCAAGCGAAGTGCAGCATAGTGTACTTACACTATAGGTTTTTTGTCCTCTTGATTATTCAGCAATTACAATAGCGTGAGGTGCTGCACATTTTCACTTTCCCGCCACTTCCCGCCAGATTTTTCTGACCTCTTAAAACCCTGTAATATATAAACAATCAACAGGACAATTTCGTTTTCCCGCCACTTCCCGCCACTGGCCGGAACTGGCCGGACAAAAGGAAAGTGCGCCCCAAATGCTTGTAGCCTCTCCTATTTTCCTCCCAAACAGTATTATATTCTCTACAATATCAAAGGTATAAAAATAATGTAGTCACTATCACTTTTCCTATTGACGCATGGTTTCACATTTGTTATAGTCACTACATGAAATAACGATTATGTTGTTTCATACGAACAGCCCACACTCGTTTAACCTTGAAAGGATATTTTATGACTCCCTCAATCCGCAAATTCTCCCTGAATGCCCTTCTTGCTTACATTCAGGATTGCCACGGCGTTAGCTCTTACGACCTGAATGAACGTGATGTGAACACCAAGAGCAAGGCAGACGTTGCTGATACCATTGAATGCTATGGCTGGGCGGCTGATTGCTTTGAATACTGCTCATAACAACCAATAACCGAACGAGAGGAGAATACGCCATGGACTACAAAACCCGTTTAAATGCGATTCTGGAGCATTTGAAGGCTGGTGGCAGCGTTATGACCGTGACCGCTTACAAAGCTATCCAGTACAAGCCAAAACATGCCGCAATGTTCAAGGCGACTGACAAAGGCCTGTACGTGCAGCGCGGGAAGCAATGGGATTGCCTGAACTTCACCACAATCAAATTTGTATAGGAGAACGACAATGGAAAATCTTTCAACTGAAAACTACGCCGAGATGATCGCAGAATCAATAACCAATGGCCAGCCTAAGCAGGCTGTAGAGCAATTCAAACGTGCTTTATCCGACCATTGTAGCGCAATAGCGCTTGCTGAGGATATTGCCGGGCAGGGAATTGACTCGCACAAAGTCTTTACGCTGTTATGCCGCATTATTGAAGGGAGCAAGTAACATGATTACACTTAACAATAAACGCTTTGCCGCTGATGATGCTGAATTCGTTGAGTCGCTGTTCAATGCTGGCGGAACATGCTCAGGTTATTACAAACGCCTCAAGGACGGCTCGATTGCCATTCTCGATATGCAGAAAAACCGCATAGGCGTGATTAATAAAGCCGGTGTAATGGGACGCTGCACAAAATTAGATAATGGCAAGTATTGGTATAGCTATGGCGATATTGGCATTATCGGACGCTATGAAAGCTATGCCGCCCAGGTGAATGAAGCACAGGTGCATCCTGAATTCTGGACGGATTGGCTTTTAACGGTGAAGCGCAATGATTGCAAGCCTATGAGCTACACGCTGGACGATAAGATGAAACGCATTATAGATAAAAGGAAAGTGGCATAATATGAAAACCTACACCATTAAACCTAATGAGCTGGAAGCAATCGCGCTGGCCGCTTCAACGGATACTACGCGCCATTACTTGAACGGGGTGTTATTGGAAGCTTATGAGGGTGGTAATCACGCACTGGTTGCTACGGACGGGCATAGGCTGGCCACGATACGCGCCCGGCTTAGGGAGCAACCTGTTAAGTCTTTTATCATCGCCCTGAGCGATATAAAGAAAATTGTGGCAAAGGCGAAAGCGGAAAAGAAAGAGTGCGCTAAATACGCTAAGGACTTTGTGAAAATACAGGCGGAAGTGGAAGGTAATAAGCTTACTTTGTCCGTTATTCTGGTGGATAAGGATGGCGAATCCGGGTCGCCCCTTTCCTCCTTCACCACAAAACCGGTTGATGGCCAATTTCCTGAATACAGACGTGTTATTCCTGCGGATAGTGAATTCACTGGCAGCATGTGCGTCAATGGCGACTATATGGCATCTTTTACCGCCATGGTTAAGTTATTGACCGAGGATACGCACCGGCGGCTGGTGTTTAAGGACACAGGAACGGGTGTGTATGCGCCGGTACTGGTGACAATGCCTGCTAATGGCGATTTCTTAGGCGTAATCATGCAAGTGAAAGGGCAATGAACATGAAAACCTTTCAAACGCATACCGGCGAGATAGTAACCGGAGAACGCCTCAACGTTGCTTACGGCGCGGTGGCGGACTGGTACGTTGAAAACGCGCACGGTATTAAGTCCGAAAACCTTTATGCTTCGCACGTCACTGAAAAGACAAAGCAGGATTGCCTGGATACGCAGCTTGCCCTGGCGGAGCGTATCCGCCTTGGCATTGAGCCTATGGGTTTCTGGTTGTGGCAAAGACTGAATACCGAATTAACCGGCGAATGCGTAGCATTTTTGCCGAAAACAAAGCCGAAAACAAAGGATGCATGATCGTGAGCATGGAATTAGCACCTGAAGAACAAGCCTTACGCCTTGAATACGAAAAATATCTAAACTGGCATAAGGACTGGATGATAGAAGAAATCCCGCCGTTAAGCTTCGATAGCTGGTGGCGGGAATATGGTGACGCAATCAAAGAAAACATGGAAGGAAAATAGGGTATGACAAATCGCGCATATGAAAACTGGTTAAAGGAACAAAAGAAAGCATCGAGCCGCTTTGGAGCATTGTTAGTGGCGGGAGCGCTGCTAATGGCGGTGGGTGCTATCGTCTACATTACTTTAACGTCTATTTAGAGGAGAAAATAATCATGATTAATGTAGAAATACGGCGGTACCGCAACGGTAACACCGATGAAGATGAAAGCGAGTTTAATACCATGGAAGAAGCCAGGGAGTACGGCGCGGCAATGGCCCTCCATTATGGTTATCGCGTATGGATTGACGGGTCGGAGTATTCGAGAAAGGATTTTACCAATGGATAATTTTAAACGCTCGCCTATGTCGAAAATGAAAGACGAACCGATGCAAGCCGCTGAGGCCGCTGCTATCATAGAGGAGGTTTTTGGCCATCGCGGTCAGTTGCGCGCCGTGGAAGCGCTGGGCCGCAACCCCGCGACGATCAGCCGCTGGTGCACCGGCGCGACCCCGGTGCGTCCCATGGAAGCGCGCATGCTGCGGCTGATATGCGAGCTGCACCGGCAAGGGGCGGAATGGAGGCCGCTACTGTTGAGACACGGAATTGATCCGGCGGAAGTGCTGGGGCGGGACGACGTTATATGACGCAGTTAACCCGCCAGCAATTAGCGCTGTTGCTGGTGCGCTGGGAAGGTGGCGAAGTAGTCGATACGCTTTTGCTGCTACGGGAATTAGCGCATTTCTTTTGGGAAGTTGAAGCGGAAAAAAGAGACTGAGAACGTCATATATGAATCAGATAACGTCATTCAACAGCGATTTTCCAAAAGGTTCATAATGGATGAACTTTACCCCCTCCCGATCCTCCAATGTAAAAGTGCCTTTATCGCCTTTGAGTAATCCTTCGGACATTAAGCGCCGCAATGCTTTATCCATAGCGCGGGGTTGTTTGTCAGAAAACTCCGCTACGCTGCAAAGCATTTTTGCAATCTCGGCTAAGGCTATAGTCCGGTTCAAATTAAACATTCTTTCCATTGATTCCAGTATCAAAGCGTTAAGCGGCGTGAGATGCACCCTTTCAGATAATTTAACGGGCATAAGTACGCCAACGCTATCGCCTTCGATGCCGCCGAGAAGCTCCCCCTCCCGGTGGTAAAAGTAGCGTGTTGAACCTGGCGCCGTCATATTGGCTTTGGCTTGTTCGAGAACGATATAGAAAGATTTGTCTTTCTCCGGTATCCCATAACGGGCGCAATCCTGTTTAGAGAATACGCCTAATGTCAATACGGTGCGCGCAACGCCTATGAGCGATGAAGCGCCGCGTGCTGAATTAGGATCGCCGGAATGTCCCTCTGTCGCAGCTTTATCAGGTTTACGCGTATGATGGATAAGGAGTACGGCGCAATCCGCCTGCTGCGCGACATGACGGTACATTCCCCCTATTCTGACCATATCTTCATTGCTGTTTTCCCGGCCGGCGTGTGTTTCAGAAAGCGGGTCTGCTATAAGTAATTGGATATTGTTTTCTTTAACGTAAGCAATCATGCGTTCAACGTCATCTGCAACCAGACGACCATCCGCAAGACGCTTCGCTATGCGTAATCGGCGCTTATCGCCGCTATTGATGAACAGCAAACTGTCAGCGCCCTCCGGTAGAGATATATCCTGCCCGGTAAGCTTATGCGCCTGCATAGCGGCAACCAAACGACGTTCCATTTCTTCAAGGTCATCTTCGTTATTAAATATAGCGACAGCGCCCCGGTCCCCGACATCAAACCCCATAAGAGGTTTCCCCGAAGCTTTGGCAAGGGCGGTCCCAAGGGACCAGGTGGATTTACTGCCCCCAGGTTCAGCGACAAGGACAGTCACTTTGCCCGGTTGCGCGATGCCGGGAATGGTCCAACGACGACGGGGGATATGCAGAGCTTGCTTAGGTTGCCACGATGGCGCAAAGTCTGAGTTTTTGGGTGAGCGTTCAGTTTTAAGTCCGAAATCGTTTTTCGGAGTATCGAATTCAGCAAGCGGCGATTTCGCGCCGGTAGCATTCTGCGCCGATTTATAGGCGGAATTGGCTTTGGCGATAAGCGCGTCATGATCCCATGGCGGTTCGCATTGCGGATTCCAGTGTTCGGCGGCGAGGTCGATAGCGGTCTGGATGGCGACGCCTCTTTCTTTGAGCTGGCAAAATGTTTTGTAGGTGTGGATGTCGCCGCCGTCGCCTTCAACTGCT